AAGCAATGGATTCATTACATTCTCTTGAGCAGCCATAGCGCCACCCATTAGTTTGTCTTTCCAATACTTTCCAATAAAGGAAGGTTCAATATGCCATATTGTATGTGCCATTATTTTCCTCCCGTCATTCCGCTAAATAAAGATGCGGCTAGTGGAGTACCCATTGCCATACCTAAACCACCAGCAAGGGCTGTAACAAGTGGGCTAGGACCGCCCGGACCTGTCGCTGTAGTAGTGCCACCGTAGTCACCAGAGATACCAGCAAGGTAGTTCTGAAGACCAATCGTTGGAAGCTGTGATTCGTAAGAGTAACGCTGCATAGCTTCATCAATTCCAGCCTGTTCAAGCGCACGTTGCTGTGCACCAACTGCACTCATTGCATCATACTGTTGCAAAGGTGCGCCCATAATAGATGGATAACGACCCAACGCACCCATGCGTCTGTCTTGTGCATCCTTGTACGCTTGAAACTGAGCAGATGCAATCTTGTTTGTGATGTCTTCTTGCGCTGATGAGATTGCTTGTGCCTGAATAATGTCACCCCTAGTAGAACCACCGGGATTATACTGAGTAATCTGCTGGCGTATACCGGGTAAAACATTGCCCGTCAACTGAGCCATAGCCTGCGCTCTAACAGCATCAGCTACAGGATCAAACCTAGTAGTATCTACTTCACCAGAAAGCATGTCAAGCTGCGCTTCTTCCGCGCCCATTTGTTGTGCCGCTGCTCTTGGGCCAGTAATATAATCCAATGCTCCTGTTTGAGCGGCCTCTTGAGCGGGAGTAAAACCAGCGGTGGTCGGCCCACCAAAATACTCAGGGGTCATCGCCCCTCTTGAGTATAAATCTTCAGCCCGTTTAAAACCTGTCTCTAAATAAGGCTTCTGTTCAGCCCACGGCTCTGTTCTTGTCGTGGTTGATTTGCTTCCTCCAGCCATATTCTACTCCTTGATTAACCTAACACCAACTAACATGTGAGGTACTACTTTGTCGTCATCATCTCTAATCTCATCGCCCATACTACCGGGGAAATAAGGGTAGTACGGATACTTATCTATATCAGCTTCTGTTCCAGCCTCTTCCCATACGCCTGCTTCTCCACCCCCTGACGATCTCCAGCTATACTTAGGATACTCATACTTGTAGCCGGGTACGTCAGGCATCGGTAGGCCAGCGGTTGCTGAAGCTCCAGACGCATCAAAAGGATAATCCATCTGGTCAGCTAACGAAAGGTAGGGAGATTCTTCACCTAGAGTTCTGCCTTTCCCACCTAGCTCTGTAGGTCTATGACCAAAGTGTTTCCAATGATGCCTGCCATATTCAGCAATCTTTGACATACCATGCTTATCTTTATTACTGAGGAAATCAGCCATTAAGTCTGGATACTTTCGTACATAGTTTCCAAAGGTGCTGCCACCTCTAAAGTTTACAGGGACATCAGGAACGGGTGGTCTAGTCCAAGATAGTAATCCCGGCATCTCATAATCAGCAGCCGTTACACCCGCCGCCGCTAGTTTAGGTGGTATTGCCATTAGTGTAACCTATGTTGTAATTCTTTTGTATACACGGTGTATGAATCCTTCCAATCTGGTAGTAGTTTCTTCCAACCTTTTCTTCCCCACATCTCTATCGCTGTGCATCCATACCTAATAGCAAACCCTTCAATCATTGACTGAAAGCTCTTTATCTCTTCAAAGTTTTGCCCAGCCAGAGATATGATTCGTAGTATTTTCTTCTGAGGATATTGTATAAACTGCGTAACCATTGCGGCATGAATGTTATCATTGTCTTCATAGGCTACCCATAGCTGCATCTCACCAGTAGATAGAGGTTCAATAAAATCTTCTGGCTCAAGCTCCCCTTCGGAATGTACCGCTGCTTTAGCTAACATTGGTGCAACATCCTCCCAGACATAAGGAACGTCATCAGGATAGAGTAAGTGTGGTTTCAAAGCTGAGTCCAGGTGCCGCTACCATTAAAGAAGTATATACCCTCACCGGCTCCGGGATTCCAATCGGTCCCGTCTGCATATCTGATGTCACCCTTGCGTGGTCGCGTAGGCTCAACATGCATACACTCTAGTCTAAAGGTAGCTTGGTTAAAGAAGATGTTTCCGATTCTTTTTAGCTCAGTGACTAGATAGTTTCCAAGATCACCTACATCTTCTGGTAGTGGTCCGGGTTCGTATCTTGTTTCACTCTTAACTACTCTGTCAATAAAGGTAGCCATTAGTATTGTCTGCTTCCTCTGTTCCCTGCGTTGTCAATATCCAGAGCATAGCCATCTAACTCCCAATCCATATCGCTAGTGGACTCAAACTTAACCGCATAGAACTTACCTGTACCTCTTACCGATACCTTTGATTGGGTATCTGGATTAAACAAAACAGGCTCTTTCCAGATGTAAGGTGATTCAGTTGACATTGATGTGCCAAGGTATACATAGATAGAGTTAGCACCGTTGATAGACATCTTAGGATAGATCGCACTGATTCGCTTAACACCAGTATGATCTGGTTGCCCTTGAGCATTCAATGATAAGCCAGTTCTCTCTACATAAGAGGTCATTAGCGCAGTCCCTTTTTTGTTTCCAGACCTGTCCCTGTATAGCTTGGTATTAACTGGGTCAGCAAATAACAAGACCTTATCTTGTAGTGCGTAGCTCATAGTCCAAGGACCAGTAATGGTACCCCATGAAGAGGTTGCGCTAGCCCATGTGGAGGGGAGAACGGGATCACCGACATTACCATAGCCCATGTGAGCTACATCAGGTATGTCCTTTATAGTGAATGTATTTGTTATATAGTTCCAGACTACAGCCTTGTTAGGCTCGACTGAAGGCGCACCATCAGCCGTGAAACAGAATAGTATTTCAGTTCTACCGTAGTCAGCAGCAACAAAACACTTGTCTATTTGCGCTCCATCGATAGATGTAAACACATAGTCACGCAGACGTTGAGGAAGTATAGGCTTTAACCTCTGCCCATCATTGACATAGAAGTTACCCTTACCAAAGATAGCATGACCACCATCAAACTCAGCTACACAGTTAGTAGCTATAGCTCCAATGGTGGGGGATAACTGTCTAAACGAGAAGATAAAAGGGGTGCCAACATAGGTCATCGAGTATGTGGCATCTTCCTTGTAAATCATAAAGGCATCGCGCAACTGCATACCATCCAGTATGTCGCCTTTAGTATCAGCTAATTCGTATTCACCAGCATCTACGGTACTGGTTGTTTCATTCCAACTAGATGGTGTGGTCTGTATGGCAGCTTCCGTACTCCACTTCACCACTCTAGGAAAGGATACACCAGATTGTTTTATATTCAACGCAACTAAGAATGATCTAAAGGACCGCATTGAACGACAAAAAGTTGTTATGAATACAGGCGCACCATCGCTATGACCTACAGCACTGCCGCCTCTGGAACAACCAGTAAAGGTTGTGCTTGTTTTACCAGTGTAGGGTATCTCTTCACTTCCTATGGTAATGGTGCCAGCAGTAGGAAAGTCAAGGGTGCTGTCTACTGTAATGGTAGTATCACCGCTCGTAATGGTCCCGTCTAATTCGGTCAAAGCAGGCCAGTTATTAAGGTCTTGCATCTTTTGAGATGACAAGGGAACACCATCAGTTAAGGCCCAATACTGTGGCTTATCGTAGAAGTTAGTCATCACTAGGACGCCACCTAGTACAGTAGATGTCCAAGTATCATCAGCCGTAGAGGAGTAGTCACCACCACTAGCTCTGGTTATGTCATACCATATAGTGGATCGAGTAACGGTAGCCCCAGCGGTGTGGCCTACAGCACCGGCTGCTCTTACACAGCCAGTAAAATCAGTAGAGGTTTTGCCTGTATATGCAATATCTTCAGACCCTATTGTGATAGTGCCAGCGCTCTCAAATCCCTCAGTGCTGGTAACTACAATAGTTGTAGCTGAGTCTGATATTGTTGTAGTTAATACAGTAACAGTGGCAGTATTATCATAACAATATATCTTTGATAACCCACCAGCAACCCAGAACTCAGGTGTTCCCAGAGTTATTTGAGTTATATGGTAAGGCGCGATAGGGCATGTTGCCATGACCTCAGAAAAGCCGGGAGACTTTCTTATTGAACCCTCATCTGTCTTGACGTTATTACCGTCACTCCAAACATTAGAGGGAAGCTCCCAAGGGCTAGTCTCTTTAGCTATGCCAATTTGACCTACCTTCTCAACAGCGATTAAAGCCATTAAGGTTTCTCAGGCCAGACCACATCTTCAGAATTCTCCACACTTGCTGGCAGATCACGCAATGCTTGACGATAAGTTGTCATAGAATCTGACATGGTTACGTCAGACAGAGCATAGAAGTCTGTTTCAGCAAGTAACTTGTTTCGCTCTTGGCGAACGCGATCCCAATTCCCTTTAACAACAGCCGCATTCATCTCATCAGCGGTTGGAAATGCGCCCTTGTCATCATCCCACTCGCAGACCAACCTGAGACTAGGTGTTCCATAAGTGCCATACTGCATGATTTCCACTACTGCATCTGAATTGATAAGATGCAGAGCAAATCCAAAGTCATCAGCACTAACTGATTCTGGTTTACCATACTTCATTATCAATACACTCTTTCAAACTTAGCGGTGAAGTGTGTTGCAGATATACCGCCACCACCAATAGTTTCGGTGTAATCAGAACGTATATTCGTAGCGTAAAATTCAACGTCTTGTGTGCTTGTAGCGTAATATTCGCCTGTTACTCCATTTTGACCACTAATGTAGCCAGAAGTACCATAGGCTTGACCATATTGACTAACCGAAGACCCACCAATATATAAAGTGGGGGCGCAACCAGTTGTCTGAGTAGAAATGGAGGGGTTAAAACTTACAGTCCAATACCCATTCATACCTGTAGGCGTTGTAAGTTTGTTGTTAGCATTATCCCAAGCATTCCCAATCTCTTTTACAAGAGTCCAACCAGTAAGTTTAGTTGTTGCGGATGTTCCTATGGTTGCAGTCGCCGTCAACCACCTATGCGAAAAATAAGTTTCTTTATGGTCAACCACTAACCATGCGCTGTTACTTACAATAAGTCGAACAAAGTCACCTGTTTGATACCCTGTCCAAACTTCTGTAGAACCATCAGACTCGACTACTGTTAGCTTATAAGTGGACGTTGCATCTGCATCAGCAACCACTGTGATAATACAAGTGTCTACTCCTGTTTCCGTTACCGGACACAAAGTAATCGTCCTAGTCGCTGCCCCAGCGTTAGCCGCTATAACCAATTCGGATTTACCAGCAACGTCGTAGCCAGAGGTCGTGGCTACAGTCACATCGCCTGTTGCTCGTTGGATATTAGTTGAACCAGCGGTTACAGACTTACCGCCTACAGTAAGCGTTTTGCCTGCCGCTACAGTAATACCAGAACCGGCGCTGGTTAATGTGTCTAGTGAAAGTGTTGCTGCCATAATGTTTTCCTCAGATCATTGTTAGTTCGCCGCTGATCGTCCACGTATACCCATCTTCTATGGTAATGGGACCAGCGACAAATGCGGCCTTGGTTGATTCTACTGTAGTTGTTAAATCCGCAGAAATAGTATTGTAATTGTAGAAGTAGTCGCCCTCAGTCGTGATAGCACCTACTGTTACAGCGCTCCATGCGTAGTCACCTCTCAAGAACGTCGTTGAATCCGCCGTTCCCGTGGCCTGTACAGCGCCAGCAGTACCTACAGGAGTTCGTAGACCTAACTGAACCACTTCAATGTTATTGGTCCCTACAGGCGTAGTGCCTGTAAACGTCAGGTCTGTTCCGCTCGTGTTGTACGCGCTTGTGTCTTGCCGTACACCATCTATAAACACAAGGACTGATGCCTTGTTAGGTGGAGCGTAATCTAATGCTACAGTCTGAGCAGTCCCATCACCATTAAAGAACTTACTTGGGTACTGAGCGAACTGTAGTGGTTTTCCTAAGTATGCCATTATTTGCTATGCCCTCCAACCC